AGAAATGGGCTTACAAACACGGTCTCAACGCGTGTGGGGTACTGTATTTCTAAAACGTCAATAAGGCGCGCATTGAGTGTTAGCGCTGCAAGGTTAAGGTAATCGGCCCATGTGCCGTTAACGGTGGTTGCGGATAAAGCTTCATCGCCTACGCCTGAGTCCAGAAAAGCTACAAGTTCGGTCTCGTTAATTACGTCGCCTAGTTGACCGGTTAGAATGTCAGCTGGCATTGCGTAGTTGTTACCACTTTTGCGGCCAAACTGGCCTAAGCCACCTTCGCACATAATGCTTAAATAGTCGCCATTGCCTACGCCGCCAGAATACGGCATATCAAACTTTAGTTGTACGTTGCTTATTCTGCCTACAAAGTTGGCTAAATCTGTTGCGGTGTTGCTTATGCGTATAAAGGTACCCGGCACTAACGCTGCTATTGGTGAGGCGTAGCCCGTTGGGTAGCGCATAACTATTTCGGCCGTGCTGCTGCTGTATTGGTCTAACTGGCGTTGGCGGCCTACGTTCACGTTTATTGAAACAACGTTAGTTAAAGCAACTTGGCCTGTTGACGCGGTGTAGTACTTGACGGCGTAGGTTTGTATGGCCATTAGTAATTATTGCTTACTCGAATAGGCACGCTGCCGTTTGTTCGCATGTAGGCGCGTAGCGCGCTTACTACTGCGTTCGGGTCGCCGCCGTTGACGTTTATGGTCACGTTAGAAGTCTCGTTAGAGACCCGGCTGCCGTCCATATTTGGGGTTGCGTTGATGCTGCCCAAGACTGGCCCAAATGGGTTAGTTACTGGTGCGGGTGCCGCGCCGCCACCAAACACGGTGCCAAGGCTAGCGTCTAACTGCTGGCCAATTTCCGTGACGCTTGCCGGGTCTGCCGCAAACTTTAGTAGAAACTCGGTGTTAGCAATGACGCTGTTGACGCCTTCGACAATTTTGGTGGCTTGGTCAACGCCCGACTTGAACCATTTATCGGCCGTCAATTTTGCTATGCGGTCGGCAGCTGCGTTGATGGTGCCAGAGATACCTACCAGTTTGTCTATGGACGCTTTACCGCCGGCTAGTAGCCCGTTGATTATCTCTTGGCCTACATCAGCGCCAGCGCCGAGTATTTGTTGCAATAGTGCGGGGTCGTCTAGCCCGGCTGCAATAAGTTGCTCTATGCCGGTAGACAATTTGCCGGCTTTGGCGGCTTGTTCGTCGAGCACACCAAAGAAGTTTTTAGCGCCTTTACTGTCGGCTGCGGTAGTCCAAGCGTCGCCCACATTGAATATGCCGCGCACCACATCTCGGGTTGCGTCATAGAAGTTGTTGTAGGTGTCGGTTGCCTTAGTTAGTTGCTCATTGGCGCGCATAAGCGCGGGCGCAAACTTATCTTTGACGAGCTGTGCTGCGTCTTCCAATGCGCGGGCGTAATCTTCGGCTAGTGCTTTCGCTGCCTCTTTTGCTGCCTCTGCTTGCCGTTTAAGTTTCGCGGTATGCGCTGCCGCTTTTTCTTTAGCTTTATCGTTTGCAATGCCGGCAGCCGTGGCTGCCTTGCCGGCGGCTTCTTCAGCTGCGGCTAGTTTGTCTAACCGTTCTTGGGCTAGTACTGGTGCCATGTCAAGCGCGTATTTTCGGAACTCGCTTAAATTACGCGACGCTACTGGCCCCATGACCGATACAAGGTTTAACGCCTTGGCCATTTCTTTCATCGAGTTAACGCTGAAATCCAATTGCTTTGTAAAGTCGGTGCCTACAGCCTTTTTCAGTTCTGTAATGCGGAACTCTGTGCTTACTAAATCGTTTGACAACTGGCGCGCCGCGTTGAACATGTACGTAAAGCCGTTACGAACTTTTACTGCTGCGTTGTATAACTTGCCGTTGCTGCTTACGGTGCCGTCGGCCGCGTTACGGGTGTCTAAAAACTTTTGTTTTATAGTGTCGAGTACGCCGCCTAAACCTTTTTGGCCGTAAATGTCTACAAGTTTTGTGACATTCCGTAGTAGTGAGTCAACAATGGGCAAGACTTTGTAGCCAATAGTTTCTACGAATTCGTCAAAACGTATTTTGACGTTCTTTAGGCGGCCTTCAAATGTGTTCATGTTTGCAGCTGCCGCGCCACCAAATTGGTCGGTTAACGCTTTTTGTGCTGCCGCAAAGTCTTTTGTTTTAATTATGTTGTCGTCGAGCGGGATACCTAACTTCTTTAAGCTCGTAAAATTGCCGTCGTATGCACGCCCAATAGCGGTGCTGACAGCGGTTAAATCTTTACCGGTTGCTATTGCCGTGTCGACACTTAAAGTTAAAAGGTCTTGGGCTTTTTGCGCGTCTTTTGTGAACCTCACCAAACCCGACAAAGCCGGCCTGAGTTCGTCGTCGGTCACGTTTGTGGCTAATTGCGTTTGGTCTACGAACCGAGCCATGCTGGCCGTTACTTCATCGTTAGCGCCAAGTGTGCGTTTTAACTGTTGGGCTAAAAGGTTTGCGCTTTTTTCGTCTGCTGCTGCTGCCTTGGCGGCCATACCGAGACCGCCAGCCAATGCGGTGACAGCGCCGGCAGCGGGAAGCATTGCTTTTTGTAGCAAGAAACCAGACTTAGCGCCGAAACCTTGCAGGCTGGCAAACTCTTTTTTGGCTGCGTCAAAACCTTTAGTGTTCAGGCTTGAAATAATCGGAATGTTGATAGCCATTTAGCGCGTCCTAGTCGTTACAAGGTTACGGTTAACAATAGTCATAACCCGTTGCACTATCTTGTCTACCTCGTCCTCGACAGCGGGTAACACACTTTCGGCAGCTGGTTCTAGTGCGCGGGGCGCTGTACGTGGGCCGACGGTCTCGCCTTCAGCAATAAGGTTGGTCACAAACTGGCCGCCACGTTGTATGCCTGCGTGGTCCCAGATTGCGCCGGCAACGTCGCGCTGCTGTAGAACTAGTAACTGGTATTGCGTCGCCTTAAAATCGGCTGTACGGCCGTTAGAGAACCTTATAGTGCGGGCACGCTGGCCACGTTTGCCTACCAAGGTACGTATGCCAGCGAGAACACGGGCGCGTGACCAACCCGTGCCGTCGCGGCCTTTAATCATGTTGCCGTTAACCATGCGCGACAATGGCGGGGCCGTCGGAATAAACGAGCGGGCCGCGGTCACCAGTCGAGTACCAGCGCCAGACTGAATGTCTTTAGTAATCTGCCGGCGTAAAACACGGTCTACTTTGTTTATCTCAGCTAGTGCCTCTTGGATACCGTAAACCTGATAAGACGCGCTAGCGGGCATTTTGTTTACGCTGCCTTTCAAGTACATCTATAACGGTGGCTAAGTCTGGTAACTCAAAGTCTACACTTGGGGGCCACCAGCCCGTGTGTAATAGAAGCTCTGCTAACTGTCGCCGGATAGTTCCGGCACGGTAAAAGTTGCCGGCTCGCTGTCTACTACTTCTAGGTTCTCAATGCTGTTTATGAACGCGTCGAGTGTGGCGGGGACGATAACGCCAGCGCGTTGGCTGGCCTCGTAAGCCATAAAGGCTAAGTCTTCCATGCCAACGCCCGAGCCTAAGTCACTGGCGCGACGCTTAAAGCGCCTTTCCCATGCGACAATAACGGCAAGGTTAGTGACGACCTCGTAGGCGTCCTCGTTTTGTCTTTGTACTTTGAGCCTTAACTGCATGTCGGGCTACCTTTCAGGTTAGTTGTTATCAGGTTACGTCTACGGTGTAGGTGCCGCCGCGGATAACAATATCCATGGTGGCAAGTTCGCCCATTGAGGCGTTCATAACTGGCAAAGTTTCAAGGTACCCGCCGCTAAGAGTGAAGCCGGGGTTTGTGGCCGTGTACGTACCGGGTGTTGCTGGTGCAGCTGGTGAAACAATGATAGTTGCGATTTGTGTACCAACCAGAGTGCTAAGCGTTGCGTACGACTCACTTGAAGCGTAGCTCGCATACATTGTAATGGTTAACTCGTTTGCCTGTAGGCCAGCGGTGTAAACGCGAGCAGTGCCACCAAATGCGGTGGACTCTAAAGCCTCAATGGTCTGGTTAAATTGTACGCTTGTGCACTGGTCTGACAAGTCAACAGCGCCAAAAAGCACGTTTGGGTTTGATAGATAGGTACTAGTTGCCATGGGGTTTACTCCTCGGGTGTTTCTTCTGCTTCTGTTTTAGCAGATTTTGCGGGCTTAGTGTGTGATTTCTCGACAATGAAACCGCCAGCCAAAAGGTAGGCGACGTCGTGGCCGTCTGGGTTAAAAGGTTCGCCGACGATGCCGACTCTGGGACTGTTTACTACGTACATATTTTCCTAACCGGTTTGGGCCTGCATGGCTATGGTCAAGTCGTAGGCCGGATACTCAGCACCACCAATAATGGCGATAGTTGGGCGGCCGTCCTGAACACCAACTTTAGCGCCAATGACCTTGGCGGCAAGGTTCATGAGCGAGCGTTGCGCGTCTAAGTTGTTTGGGCCGAGAGTGATGCAGCGCACCGGGAACAACATTTTTACGATGTTGAAGTTAAACGCCTCAAATGTTGGCGCGTCAATGAAAACGCACGGGGGGCACAAATTGCGTGGGTCATTTACTACCTGCAAGCCACTTACGGCGCTGAGCGTTGCTACTAGGTCGTCTAACGCCTCGTTAAAGAGGTCTGTAAAGGTCACTGGCATGCGCTACGCCACTTGCGGTCTGTCAATGCCAAGCAGTTGTTTAATGACGCCTGAAAGGCCTGTAACGGTTACCGCGCCACCGTCTCCAAAACTAGCGAACGAGTCAATACTTCCCCGTTGGCGATAGAGCATTCCGCCATACTGAATAACTCCGAGCGTTACGTCACCGCTTGGGCTGGTGCTGGCGTTGTCAATGTAACCAGCCTCTTGCCTACGGCGAAAACAAAAAGCGTTTGCAGCTGACGCGCACTGAGTTAAGAATGTTGTATCGGCTACGGTTGCGGTGCCAATGCCTAACCAATCTTCAATTTGCCCGGCTGTAATCCAAGTGCATGTAGGCGCATACGTAAGCGTGCCGGTTGCTGGGCCGCGCTCGACGTCTGCCGCTGTCAACTTAAACAAGACTTGGTTTTGTATTGGCAAGTCGTAGTTAAAAAGCAGGTCGCCGTATTCGTCTACACCTAAGTAATAGAACTGCGGGCAAGCATAGACAGTGCGCGTACCGTTGAATGTTGCGTCAACGGCCGCGACTGTGATGCTGTCGCCGGGCTGTACCAGCGCGTTAGTGAGCAGTTGCAAAACGCCGTAGTTATCAACGATTTGCTTGTGCGTAATTGTGTAGACCGCCATGGCGGTAGCCCGCCTTTCGGGTTAGACGAACTTGACAAACTTGGTTGCGTCTGCCATGAAACTGGCGGCGTAACCACGGAAAGCGATAGTGCGGCCGAGCGTGCTTGGCACGTCTACCGAAATGGCGCCTTTCATCTGCTCGTAGAACTCGAAGCCTGCGGCTGGGCCTGCTGCGTGTCCCATGAATGAACCAGGCGCGTTTTTGTCAACTACCAAAACAAGGCCAAGCGGGTTGCCGTTCCAAGTGTTTGCTGCGGCTGTACCGGCGGCGTTTTGACCGCTCAAGTTTGCTGCACCAGCGTATGGGAAAAGCGGACGGCCTGAGTCGTCTACAGCGCTCGAAAGAGCCGCCCAACTGGCTGGGGTTACGACCATGTGGGTTGGCAAGTAGTTAGAGCTTGCTGAGATTTGGCGGGCGCCTTCATAAATTGCGATTACCCAATCAGCGCCAACTGCTGTATCTGTAACTGCGCTTGTTTGTGTAATTGCTGCATGGCAAGTGTCTACTGCGTAGTTGTCGGTTGCTTGACCGTAGGCGATAGCCAACTGCTCAAGAATAATGTTGATAGACGCGGGGTCTGACCAGTCCAAGTCTTGCTCTGAAACGGTTACGTAAGTACCAAAAGTAAGTTTGCTTACGTCGTTGTTGGCAACGGTTACAGTTGATGGGTCGAGCGTGTTGAGCTGGCCAGTTGGTTGCTGCGTTACGACAGGTCGCACCGTAATTTTTGGGCGACGGAATGTTGCCCCAGCGGTGGGCATTGCTTTTGTACCGATAGCGGTAACAAACGGGCGAATGGGGTTAAGCGAGTCGTACACGCTGCCGGTGATTACCTCGGGCAAGATACCCGGTGTATCGGCGGTGGTGATGTCTGGCGCAGCTGCTTTAATGCGTGCGTTCATTTCAGCAAACGCGGTGCTGCCTGCTGCCATTGCTGCGATGTATTCGCTAGGTGTTGGCAACTTAAATTGTGGTTTAGCAGTTGCCCACAAAGGAGCTGTAGGTGTTGATGCCTCGACTACTGGTGCTTGGTTTTCCATGACGGGTGACTCCTCTGGGG